CCTTTAAGAAAGAGGAATATTACTGTTCACTGTTTAGTTGGTAATCATGATACTTATTTTAAAAATACAAATGATGTAAACTCCTGTAATTTGTTATTTGATGATTATGAAAATATTCATGTTTATTCAGAACCAGAAACAGTTGAAATTGGTGGTGTTCCTTTTTTAATGATGCCGTGGATTAATGAAGAAAATTATCCAGAGTGTATTCGTTATCTACAACAAACAAAAAGTGATATATGTATTGGACATTTAGAAATAAATGGATTCGAACAACAAAAAGGACATATCGCAGAAAATGGATATGATAAATCTTTATTCAAAAGATTTGAATTAGTTTTCTCTGGACACTATCACAGAAAATCTGATGATGGACAAATATATTATCTAGGCGCACCATACGAACAAAACTGGAGTGACTATGAGTGTCCAAAAGGTTTTCATGTTTTTGATACAGAGACAAGAGAGTTAACAAGAATAGTAAATCCAAATAAGATACATAAAAAGATTTATTATAATGAAACAACTACTGATTATTCTAATTTTGATATAACACAATACAAAGATTGTTTTGTTAAATTAATTGTAGTTGTTAAAAAGGATTTGTATACTTTTGATAAGTTTGTTGAAAGATTACTCAATGAAAGTAATGCGTATGAAGTTAAAATTATAGAAGATTATTCTGAACTAGACGCAAGTCAAGTAAGTGATGAGATAATTGAAAACGCAGAAGATACAATGACACTTGTTGAAAAATATATTGATGATATCGAAACAGATATTAACAAGGATAAACTAAAGGGGATTATGCGTTCCCTCTATGTAGAGGCCAATTCTTTAGATGATAATATTTAAAAAAGTTAGATGGAAGAACATACTTTCCACAGGGAATAGTATGACCGAAGTTGATTTAGATAAACACAATACAACTTTAATTGTTGGTGAAAATGGCGCAGGTAAGTCAACAATACTTGACGCAATCTGTTTTGCATTATTCAATAGACCATTTAGACAAGTAAGTAAAACACAATTACTTAATTCAATCAATGAACAGAATGGAGAAGTACAAGTTGAATTTTCTATTGGTACAAAAGAATACAAAATTATTCGTTGTATGAAACCTAACAAGTTTGAAATATATTGTGATAATTTAATGTTAAATCAAGACGCAAGTAATTTAGATTACCAAAAACATTTAGAACAAAGTATTTTAAAATTAAACTATAGAAGTTTTACTCAAGTTGTTATTTTAGGTAGTTCTACCTTTGTACCTTTTATGAAACTATCATCATCTCATCGTAGAGAAGTTGTAGAAGACATATTAGATATTAAAATATTTTCAAGTATGAATCTTCTTGTTAAAAATAAAATTAAAGAGATAAATGATGATATCAAATCAATTGATGATAATACTGAACTTACTCTTCAAAAAATAGAATTACAAGAACAGTATATAAATGATTTAGAACAAAACAAAGATAAAATTATTAAAAACAATAATGAAAAAATTGATTTAAATAAGAAAACGATATCAAAATATTTATCAGACAAAACAGAATTAGAAAATTTAAATGATGGTTTATTAACAGAAGTATCAGAACAATCAAACATTTCTAAGAAACTAAAGAAATTAAATAAACTACATTCTACAATTAGTACTAAAAAATCAAGAGAAGAAAAAGATGTAGAATTTTTTCTGAACAATGATGAGTGTCCAACTTGTGACCAAGTTATTACAAATGAATTTAAAACAAATGTTATTAAACAAAGAGAAGATAAGGTAATCGAATATCAAGATGGTTTAAATGATTTAGATATAGAAATACAAAACTTAGAAAATAGATTACAGATTATAGAACAGATATCAATAAAATTAAATGAGAACAATGTAAAGATTGGAACACTTTCTACTTCTATCAGTACATTAGAAGAATTAAATGAAGGTCTAACTAAAGAAATAAAAGAATATGAACAACTAGGTTCTACTCAAGAAAATAGAAAAAAGTTAGAAGAACTAAAAGATAGTTTACTTCTTTTTGAACAAAGAAAAGCTAAACTAATTGAAGATAAACATTATCATGATATCGCAAGAAATATGTTACAAGATAGTGGTATCAAAACAAAGATAATTAAAAAGTATTTACCAATAATGAATAAATTAATAAATGGTTATCTATCATCGATGGATTTCTTTATCAACTTTACTATTGATGAAAACTTTAATGAAATAATTAAATCAAGATATAGAGATGAGTTTAAATATTATTCTTTTAGTGAAGGTGAAAAAATGAGAATTGATTTAGGATTATTGTTCACTTGGAGAGCGATTGCCAAAATGAAAAACTCTACCAACACAAACTTACTTTTATTAGATGAAATATTTGATAGTTCATTAGATGGTACAGGAACAGATGACTTTTTAAAAATATTAAATACATTCAAAGATGAAAATGTTTTTGTGATATCTCATAAAGGAGATGTATTGGTTGATAAGTTTGACCATACAATTAAGTTTGAAAAGATTCAAAACTTTAGTAAGATAGTGGAGTCGTAAAATGGGTAAAAAATATATTCATGTGAATCAACATAAAATTAGGGCGAACAAAAAACATGGGACAAATGAACCTGTGATTACAATCAAAGAAGGTAGAAATAATACTTATTGTCATGAAGTTGAGATTCTTGGTAATTCAAAGATTAGATATGGTGGTAATGAGAAACCTATACTATCATGTGGTGCTAGAGTCGTAATAGAGACCGAAGGAGAGGTTGTCATAATAAAATGATAAATACTACTACCATGAAGTACAAAACGACCAAACGCCCCTTTAAATTCCATCTAATGACCTTTCTGAAGAATGTATTCACCAGAAAACCAAAAAGATTTAAAATTGTAACACTTTTTTCAAATAAAAACTTGACAAATAAAAAATAATGTATATCTTATTAATATGTCGCCGAAATGGGACATAATTCAATCTCGCTTAAAAGGAGAATAATAAAATGAGATTAATAAAATATTCACACTCTGACTTGGATGACCTATTCAAGTTAACACCTTTTTCTGTCGGTTTCGACAGTATGTTTGACAGGTTACTAGATTGTAAAAAACCAAACTGTCAAAATAGTTCTTACCCACCATACGATATAGTAAAGTTAGATGACTTTAACTATGAGGTACGAATCGCACTCGCAGGATTTAGTAAAGATAATGTCGAGGTAGAATACGCAGATGGTAGACTAAAAGTTGAATCAAAGTTTGATTCCAAATCAGATTCAGAAATGGTCAACGCAAGAGGTGAAGAGGAAATGATTGTACATGGTATATCAAAAAGAAACTTTAGAAGAGTATTTACACTCGCAGATGATATGGTCGTACATGGCGCACAGTTTAAAGATGGTATGCTTTCAATTTCTATTGAGAGAATAGTACCAGAAGAAAAAAAACCAAGAACAATCGATATTAAATAAGGGGGTAAAAGTTTTTTACAAAAGGGGGTTGACAAACCCCCTACTCTCGTATATAATATTAGACAATGTATAAGTATAACGAAAAAGAACTTTTAAAAGAATTAGAAGAATATATTGATGACACATACGAAGGTCATTATTCTAATTCGAGATACTTAGGACAACATACACAGGCGACTGAATCTATTATGGCCGCAGGACATGGTGAAGGGTTTTGTATTGGTAATATAGTTAAGTACGCATTAAGGTATGGAAAGAAAGAAGGCAGGAATCGAAAAGACCTGTTAAAAATATTACATTATGGTATCATGTTAGTTTACAATCATGATACATGGAGTGAACAAAATGATGAAGATTAGTGAAGAAACGATTGAGGTATTGAAAAACTTTTCAACTATCAATCAAAACCTACTCATAAAACAAGGAAATGTTCTTACTACAATGTCGAGTATGAAAAACATTATGGCGAAGGCTACTGTGAAAGAAGACTTTCCACAAGAAGTTGCGATATATGATTTAAATGAATTTCTATCAGCGATTTCTATATTTCAAAAACCAGAGTTTGATTTTCAAGATAACTATGTTTTATTAAGTGAAGAAAACTCAAAAGGTAAATCTTTAAAATATTTTTATTCAGACCCATCGGTAATTACATCTCCAACTAAAGAGATTAAAATGCCACAGTCTGAAGTTGAGTTTGAATTTAAAAACGAAACTTTTAAAGAAGTAACCAGAGCATCTGCGGTACTTGGTGTTCCAGATATGTTATTAAATGGAACAGGCGCATTATCAGTTACAGATAAAAAGAATGACGCCAGTAACAATTTTTCTGTAGATGTAAGTCCTACTGGAACTGGTGACTATAAATTTTATTTCAAAGTTGAGAATCTTAAAATTTTATCTGGTGATTATGATGTTAAGATTTCTTCAAAGAACATTAGTAACTTTGTGAATAAAAACAAAGACATTCAGTATTGGATAGCGCTTGAACCAGAATCAACATACTCTGTTTAAGTTAATTATTATTTTATGAGAAAGGTGAATATATTATGGACACATTTTTATTTGTGGAGAAGTACAGACCCACAACAGTAAAGGACTGTATCCTTACAAAAGAACTTCAAGAAACTTTTTTGAAGTTTGTAAATCAAAAAAATATACCTAATCTACTTTTATCTGGTGGCGCAGGTGTTGGTAAAACAACAGTCGCAAAGGCGATGGTAGAAGAGATAGGTGCGACTTGGTACATGATAAACGGGTCAGAAGAATCTGGTATTGATGTACTGAGAACTAAACTTAAAAACTTTGCGTCAACAGTTTCGTTAGAAGGTGGTAAAAAATATGTTATCATTGATGAGGCTGATTATTTGAATCCTCAATCTACTCAACCCGCATTGCGTGGAATGATAGAAGAGTTTCATAAGAACTGTGGATTTATTTTAACTTGTAATTTTAAGAATAGAATTATTGAACCATTACATTCAAGATGTAGTGTTATTGATTTTATAATACCAACAAGTCAAAAAGTAAAACTCGCAAAAAGTTTTTTTCAAAGAACATCTAAAATATTAAAAGAAGAAAAGATAGACTTTGATGAAAGAGCGGTCGCAGAACTTATTAATAAATTCTTTCCAGATTGGAGAAGAGTATTAAATGAGTTACAAAGATATTCTGTTTCTGGAAAAATTGATTCTGGAATATTAGTGAATGTCGCAGATGTAAACATTAAAGATTTAATGATTCATATGAAACAAAAAGATTTTAAATCAGTTAGAAAATGGGTAGTCAATAATATTGATAATGACCCAACAAAACTTTTTAGAAAGATATATAATAATGCGAACGACATACTTGAACCAACGAGTGTTCCTCATCTTGTATTGATACTCGCAGACTATCAGTATAAACAGGCGTTTAGTGTTGATTCAGAAATAAATGTTCTCGCTTGTTTAACAGAGATTATGGGGAATTGTAAATTTAGATGAGTTATCAATTAAAAGACTATTTAAATTCAATTAATTATACGAAAGAAAAACTAATGGATAGTGAAGATGAAATGTGGGAAAAGAAGTATCCCATGTTTATAGTACACAGAATCTTATCTGGGTTTGAAGATTGTATATTTTTAATCAACGAAATGAACTGTAGAAATCATATTGACAATAAACTCAAATATGACTTTCTTCTAAATAGTATAAGAAAAAGAAAAAGATTTTCACAAATGGTGAAATCTGATAAGATTAAAGATATAGATTCTGTGAAAGAATATTATGGTTATAGTAATGATAAAGCGAAAGAGGCACTCAAGATACTTAGACCAGAACAGATACAGAAAATCAAAGAGAACTTGAAAACGGGCGGAATGAAAAAATGAGTGAATGGACTATTGAAAATATGTTAGAAGTTTCTTTAAAAGAACCAGATGATTTCTTAAAGGTTCGTGAAACACTATCCAGAATCGGTGTGGCTTCCAGAAAAGAAAATAAACTTTACCAATCATGTCATATATTACATAAACAAGGTAAATATTATATTGTACATTTTAAGGAATTGTTCGCATTGGATGGAAAAGAAACTAATATAACTGAAAATGATATATCAAGAAGAAATACTATTTCTGAACTTTTAAAGGATTGGGGACTTATAGATATCATGGGCGTAAACGAACCAAAAGCGCCACTATCGCAAATCAAAGTTATTTCCTTTAAAGATAAGAACGATTGGATACTTGAAACAAAATATAATATTGGTAAAACAAAATAGTTGACAAACTATTATAATTAATATATAATA